TTTATTTTCTTATTTTTTTTTGTTTTTAAAATTTCTAGAAACTTAAAACGAAGAAGTTGACTTCAAAAAGTAGAATCGCTCTCGAGCTCCAGGCCGAGTGGGCCAGAGTTTTTGCTTGTCCGAATCCGTTCGGATTGGGAACTGATAGCAAAGTGCTCGTAGTTCGATTAGTGTAGGAAATTCCTTGGTAATGGTAAATTCATCTAGTCTAGTGTAGATGTTTGTTTTCTTTAGCCATTCTAGCTGTGTGAAATTTGGGTCAATTCCATATTCATGGACGAGTTTATTCCAAATTAGTTCACATAGTCGGTGGAACCTATCTGAGCAACCAGCTGCCGCGAGGGCAAGGCCTAGTGCTGAAGCTGCTAATCTTGGTAGATTTTGTAATTTCTCAGGAAAAAACAAATGTCGCAGCAGGTCCTCATCTGTCCGATAAGGGAATCCTTGTGTGTTAAAATATCCCAGAACGGTTAAACCGTCTGATTTGTCACTGATCATGCTCTTCTTTACATTTAACTTAGCGTTAAAGTAATAGAGTGCTGATTCAGCTAGCTTATCCAGGAAACTGGGTCCGTATAGCATATATGTGTATTCGAAGAATCCAACAAGTGAATCGTCGCCTTGGACTTTAATCCAAAAGGAGTCTGATTCGATGTTAATTCCGAGTGCTTTTAAACATGTTAATATCATTATCATGTTAGCGAAGGAATCCATCAATTGTGTTTGTTGATATCCAGATCCGAATCCAGAATATAGCCACGTGTAGAGATCGCCGTTTGGAAGAAGGATTGGTGTGTGCTTGATTGAGTGACACATCCATTTCCAAAGTCTTTCGATCCTTTGTGGGTTTCGGGGGGTAGCTGTGGGATAGAACGAGGTAGGTTGGTATAGTTCGAAGGAGTAGTAAGATCTCCAAATTCGATGGACTACGTCAATAATGCTGTGAAGCAGACGTTTGTCAAATTGTGACCAATCTAAAGTTAAAAGAGTGTTTGGCTTACCTTGTGAATGTAGTTCACTAAGTAGTTTTCGCCATCCTCCTTTCATAATCTCTCTTCCCCATAGAAGTGCGCCAGCATCTTCATTAAGGTAGATACGTTGTAAATTCCAGATGAACATATTCTCTGCCATTAGTAGGAGCTTGGTAGCGCCGAATACTGCTCTGATCTTGTCATCTTCATGTTGTGAAACGACGTGTGATCTAGCGTGGAGAGTGTTCCAATAGTATGGAACGGGTGTCCCGTCTGAATCAAAAAAGGGTGTTTCGCCTTCTTTAATTTGGTGAATTAACGTTCGATTATATATTAAAATCTCGTTGTAAAGGTTGTGGAAAGATCTCCTCGAATCATCGATCATGCCGAGTGATTGTTTGAGGCTAATGTATTCAGATACATTAATGGATCCA